GTGCATTCACAACCATCAACATCACAAATTGTGTTACCTTCATGTGACTGTTGGTTATGACCACAAGTTTTACAAACACCTGAAGCAACAATCTTTATATCTGCCATATATTTTAAAGATGTATGATATATATTAAGTTTCGTACTTTCTTATCAGCACTTCCCACTTTTTTCCTTTTGTTTTCTTAACATTTATAACTAATACTATAAGATTATTCCTGGTTTTTAAGAAATCTAAGATAGGTTTTTTGGAAGCCCATGCATTTGTTTTAATTTGTAATAGAATAATGTTACCAAGCTGATCAAAACATATACCATCAAAAAGATTCCATAGGTCTAATGCTCTATACCAATGTCCTACTGTATAGATTAAGTCATGTCTTTTGGTATGTGCCTTTAGCCATATTTCATCATACCCATTTTCTAATAACCAAATGACAGCTTTCCTATTACTGAATCTCATTCGACTTCTGTTGTCCATATTATTATAAGTTAGAAGGCATCAATGCAGGATAAACGTGTTAACCTTGCCAAGTTTTTGACGATGTCTTATAGCTCAGATCTAGCCCCCATTTTTATTGTAAGGTATATGCTATTTAAGTCTTAGGATCTTCTATGTCATCAATTCCTTTTTCATTAAGAGCAAACTCTGCATCTGCTATAGGGTGTTCAGGGCTATCTACCATTCTTGCTATCCTTTTCCTACCAGATTTCTTAAAGTACATTCTATATGTTGATGCGTGACCTACAATGTTTCCACCTATTGGTTTGACAGGGTCACCAAACATTATACTTGGATCAGATTGTACTTGGTTTGTAAATACAACAGTACATTTAAAGTAGAATGATATGTTTTTAATATGTGTCATAAGCCTTGCTATTTGATTTTGTCTTGCTGCGAGAGTACCTCTTCCCAGGTATTCCTCCCTAAACTGACCAATAGAACCATCAATTACAACGAGCCTTGGTTTCTTTTCTACTAGTATTTTTGACAAACCATTTACTGTTCCCATTAATTGTTCAGTATTTGGTGTATAGAAATATGTTATATTACTTATAAAATTCTTGGCATCATCCATGTCAACTGCATATCCTCTTGCTATTAGTATCTCTCCTATTCTTCTTGGTCTAAATGTATCTTCACAATCTATCCAGACAACATTCTTATCTTGTTTTATAGTTTCAACAGTAAGAGTATTACAGAATTGTGTTTTACCTGAACCGAACTCACCATATACTTCATATGTAGCTTCAGGGTTTATACCACCACCTATTAATTCATCTACTGCATTACATTTTGTTGATACTTTATCATAATTCTCCTGGTAATCCATAAGGTCAAGACAATTCATTGTTGTGTTTCTAATAAGACCTGCATCTTCAAGTATTTTTTGTGCAGAGAATACCCATGAATCTGCTGTTGGTTTTGCAGTACCTGTTATTTCTACTATCTCATATGAACCCCTTACACATAAGTCTAACAAACTTGTTACTCCAAACCCATTGAGTTTTTTTTCTGAAACTGCACCAAGTCCTTTCAACTGACTTAGACTTAGATCAACTTCTGGTTGTTCTTTTGTAATTTCAACTGTACCAACATCTGGTATAATTTCTTCATCACTCATGCATTTTCCTCCCTTGTTTCCAAACTCATATACTCTTTAGGATACTCCTTTTTATCCTTTTCGTTATTATTATCATTGTCATCATCTGATGAATTAACATTCATATTTTCTATATTCTGTGTGTAATGATTATCAATATATTGGGTACCAGTGTTTACAAGAGTACTACCATTTCTAAATAACAAGTCAATAACATACCATGCTATCAAACATATGCCTACTATGAAGAATGGAGTAAAGCATAGAATCATGCCAATGAAAACTAACCACTTACTTGCCAAATATTATCTCCAGTATTCTTTGTAAAACCTGTAATATCTGCAACCTTATTTCCAAGTCAACCTCATCTTCTTCCACACTATATGTTGTTTGTACTGTCTTAGTATCTTGTGTTACATAGACAGTATGTTCTCCTGGCTCTGCTGGGTTAAGGTCTGTTGAATATGTACCATCATCATTTGGGTTTATAATTGTGTGATCTACCTCAGATGATGGGGATATAGTTGTAACAACTATATGTTTATTAGTTTCAGTTGTGGTTCCCTCTATCTTGTTATCAGATATGTCTACAGATATTTCTGGTTCTATTGGTAGTAATGGTTGAGATTCTACTTCTTCAGTTAGTGTATTACCTGAATCTAAACTAACAGTAACAGATGTTCCAAATGATTGACCATAAACAGGTGGTATTAATATAATAACTATTAATAATATTAATACCGATAATTTAATCATTGTAAATCTAAAACTCTCTCACATATAAACCTATGTTTTTCTGTATGATCCATCAGGGTTTCTCTTTATAATTATATTCTTTTCCCAATCAGTAAACACTCTGTTTGCAGAATTCTGATCAAACTTGTCAGCGTTTGATAGTTCTTTTATAAACGTGTCGACTTTAACATTTCCATTCTCATCACCAACGTTATACCATATAGATAATGCTATCTGTTCTTTAGTGTCCTTTGTTTTAATACCATCAAGGAATGCTTGGTTAAAGTTACCCTTGCTTAAGTCCAAACCGAATGTGTCAAGCGATGACTTTAGTAAATTCTCTACAGCAATAAGGTCTTCTTCAATAACACTACTTCTAAAGAATAGTTTTGCGTGTGCAATAGACATTCTTATTATTGCTTCGAGCTGTCTTGTACCTACTGGTAGTTTGGTCATCTCTTCTTCCCTACACATATCCCTAAGTTTTTCATATAGTTTTAAAATTCTCTCAACCACATTGTCAGTTATAACTGGTTTTAATGTTCTTGAATAATTTAAAACTGATGTTAGTTCTAACTCAGAAAGAAAGACATTATTATTTTCAGAGTTATTTGTAAATGAATTTATAATATGTTTTGCTTTTGCCCTATCTTCATCCCTATGAATTCTATCTATGAACAACCATGTAAGGTCAAATCTTGACAGTAAGGCAGGGGGTACATCCAGATTATCACCCAAAGATTGTGATGTATCATACTTACCATGTGTAGGATTTGCTGCTGCAAGTATTGTTGTCTCTGCTGGTAGTGTCATTTTGGTACCAGCCTTTGCTATAGATACTGTCTGTTGTTCCATGGCTTCATGTAATCCAGACCTATCATCCTTATTCATTTTATCAAACTCATCGATAAATGCAAAGCCACCACTACATAGTGGTATTACTCCAGCTTGTGCTACTTGCCTACCATCAGATAATTTAACCATACCTATTGTAAGACCTGCGGCAGAGGAGCCTTTGCCTGATGTATAAATTGATTTCTGTGTTACCTTCTTTGCAGACTTTAGTATTTCTGACTTTGCCATTGAAGGATCACCCACCATTAATATGTGTATATCCCCACGTTTCTTGTCTGTTTTAACACCACCTAATAATGATAATAATATTGATTCCTTTATTGAACTAAACCCAAATATATGTGGGGCGAATGAATTGATAACTGATTTCTTATATCCAATAGGATCTTTTGCCGCAAAGTTTTTTAACTTTGCCAGGGCTGACTCATCTGGTTTTATGAAGTTAGTTTCTTCTAAGTCCTCAAGTGATGCTGCCTCTAATACTATCTCATGTTCAATCTGTCTTGCTTGAACAACAGTTCTAAAAATACCTGTTACTCTTTTCCTCTGACCTATAAAAACAGTGCCAACATTAGATCCTAATATCTTTGCAGTTATTATTACAGGTGAATTATTTTTGGCTTTCTCCATTGGTTCTTGTAATAGAAGTGTTTGTATATCATCTGTTATTAGATTCTCTGTGTTAACTTTCATAATGTTTTTCTGACAACTTGGTGTATCACATTTTAAATGTGGTATCTCCCTATTAACATCACATGAAACATCCTCACTATTACCACATAGCTGGCATACTACTTTACCTTTCTTTACATAAGACTTTGGTGCATCAGCAGCAATAACTATACAATCAAAACACACAGTCTTATTCTCATAATCTCTTACATTAACATCATGCATTTCTATTGTTGAAACACCAGATATCTCAATTTTTAGATTTCTATAGTTTGTTTCAGAGTCATAGTCAGAACCCCTCTTCTCCTGGATTACTCTAAAGATTGCTTGTTTAAGAAAATTTATAAAGTCTCCACCAGCCTCAATGAAAACATCAGTAAGGGCTGGTGTAGACACGTCTAATACAAATATACTGTTTGGTCTAAGTGTATCTATTACATCGGTATATACAGGTGCCTCCAAGATCTCATGTATCTCATCTACAAATGACGAGTCTGTTCTCATGTAAGTAAAACTCCCTGTCTGATATTGATAAGGTTTTCTAATTGGATCAATCTTCTATTAACATTTGTAAGTCTTTGTATTTCAGTTTTATTTATAAAGTTACTCCACACTGTTATCTCTGCTAACAGTGCTGGAACGGCAGAGTATGAATCAGTAAAGTTATCCAATCTCATGTCATTGGTTTTATGATTAATCATATACTCTTTTACAGCTAACCCAAGCATTGCACTAAACGAAACATTGTTTGGTCTTACTTTATCAAAGTCATCAAATATCTTTTCAGTTGATTGTGAAACAGATATACTCCTTATTTTTGCCATGGATATTATAAAATTATCCCACATATAAACCTACTTATTAACTTGTATAATATAACTTATTAAGAAAAAATTAAAGAGCTGGCATTTCAAACCAGGTTTTTATTCCTTGCTTCTCTAGTTTCTGCATCATAAGCCCTAGTTTGTTTATAGGGAAACAAGCTTTAAGTGTTTTATTATCCTTCTTCCAACAAAGATTAACGAACATAGAGACTTAATAATACAGCCTAATATAAAGATATCTAATTATAACTGGTTTATATGATTTGATATATTGGTGTTCCACCACATCGACAATAGAATACTGATATTTTTTTCTGTGCCTTCAACCTCTGAGTGGCATCTCTAACTCCTCTATTATCTAGATTTAGTATGCTACATATTTCCTTATTAGAAGCCCCCTTCTTTCCAGCTTTATCAATAGTCTTTAGGACTTTGTCAATAATGAACATAGGTTTCATCAAAGCTAAATCACGTTCATTTTCAATAACTATATTATATTTCTTTTTCATATATGATTCACTCTTGCTTTAAGACTTGTACCTAATTCTGCTATATGTTTCTCCCAAATAATTTTACCATTTGGTTCTATTATCATTTCAACCATACCAATTTCTGGTGTAGTTCCTGCAACACCACCTCTAAATAGATGACCGTCTGGATATTTCCAGGCTGGAACAATGACTCCATGTGTGTGAGTGAATTCAACATGACAGAAATAATGAACATGGTTTCTAACTATAACATCAACCTTTCCTAGTTTGTCAGCTTCATAATGCATATTAGCCATCTCTCTTGATAGTGCTGCTGCCCTAGTTTGTAATCCTTTAGTGAATCCTATATGATGTGAGAAATTAAATATCTTACCATTGGCTTCAACATTGGCATAATAATCTGTTGACCCACCACCACCGTGGGCTTTATATTTCATAACTCTTGGCATTCTGTTTGCTAATATTTCTTCAAAGTTTGTTCCACCTACTGTGGTATGATACCCAGATCCCCTAGTAAATAGAAACTGTTGATAATTAAACATGGATGCTAATTTCATAAAGTCTAACATTTGTGCCTCATAATCAGTAGTCCAACTTTGTTGACCTTGTTGTTTTGGGTTTGATCCATCTACTGGTTCACCATTACATACCATTAGATGTGGGTGTTTATTCATTAAACTATCTCTGACATCTTCCCAGACACCGTTTAATACAGCCATTATTTTTGTTGGTTTTACCTCTGTTCCATCTGAAAGAACTGGATGTTGTGATGCTACTGCAAATAAAGAACCTACATGATTATCACCAGTACCTAAAATTGTTTTTGAGGCACCTGATCTTCCTGGTAACTTGTATAATTTTTTACCTATAAAATCACTCTTCATACAAAACCCCTAATTTTTAGTCATATAAACCTTTCGTTTCAAATGTTTCTTTAGTTTGGGTTGGTTTATTTTTAAGTTGTTTTTTATATTCTGCATAAATCTTTTGATGTTCTGGTGAGTCACTTAAATGATGAATACATGGATCTTTTAAATTGTATTTCTTTTTACATTTTTCACAATATGACCACACTAATGCACGCCTGGCTTCACGTTGTTTTTTAAATGCATAAGTCATTTCATAACAAAATTCTTTTGGGTTCTTGGTTACTGGTTTCCACTTACCACTTGGTAACTTAATCCACTTCATTACCAAACCACTCCCTTATCAGTACAATCGAGATGTGATCCACAGTTGTTACATATAAGGTGGCAAGTATTAAGTTTACTCATTTCATTATTACACTTTGGGCATATTTCTTTTTTCATTTTTTAGTTTCCTTTATCAG